CGGTGTCGGCATCAAGCACTCGCCTCGTGTATACGGGTACTGGAGAGGCACTACGCATCGTTGCAACCGGAACAGGCAATGGCATGTCCGGGGTTCGTGTCGAGAATCTCTATCTTATTGGCACAGCTTCGGCTGACGGCGGCATCCGCATCGGCACGGTCGATTACCTGATTCACAGTCGGTTCTCAAACCTGTACATCGCCGGATTCACGAATGCAGGAGCGGGTCTTGGATATGGCATCAAGGTGGAGAAGTGCCTTGGAACCATGTTTGAGAACGTGTACTGCCGAGCGAACAAGATCGGATTCCACATCTATGGCGTGGCGACCAGCCTGTATTTCGCGTCTTGCTGGGCGCGCAGCAACTCGTCGTATGGGTGGTTGATTGAACAACTGATCGGTTCATCGTTCTGCCAGTGCCTCGCCGAGGCCAATGGTGCAACCGGGCTGTGCATCAATGCACGCAACGGGACGACGGTTTCGCAATTGATGTTCGACTCTTGGTATTCGGAACTGCACAACGGGGCGCAGAATCCGAGAAGCATCCTTGTGACGCGCACTGGAACTGGCACTGCCCAAGACATCTCGTTCTACAGTCCGACGCTTTATGACTACTTCAACCCGCCGACATACACCACGCCCGTCATCAAGTTTGAGACATGCGACAACGTGTATCTGGAGAACGTCACCGTTCAGTCATTTGCGTCCGGGTTTGCCGAATGCACGGCAGGGACGCAACTGTGCGAGATCATCGGACGCGGAACGACTGTCGATCCTGCGAACGTCACCGGGAATGTCTACAGCACGACTTCCGGGACATGGGCCGTGCAGCTCACGGAAGCGCAGTCGCCTGATTATGCCATCGGGACATGGACGCCGACATTGACTTCCGGCGGGACTTTGGCTTCGTCAGGCGGCAAATACCAGAAGATCGGCAATGTCGTGACCGTCACGGGGTATCTGAACTTTGATGCGAGCGGCGTCACCGCTACGTCAGTCGTTGTAGGCGGGCTGACATTCGGCGTTGGGGCAACGTCCACGAACTATCAGGCGTTCGGGTCGGCATCAGATCCAACCGCAAGCACGACCATGCGATTCCAACGTGCCGAAAGCCAGACGCTTCGGTTCACTGCAAGCGCAACGTCTGCTGGAGCAACGACCGTGTATTTCGGCGCAACCTACTTCGTGGCAACCTGACCATGACCTCCCCACACCACGACGAACTGTTCCTCGAAACTCGTAATAGGACGAAGGTCTAATGGCTCTCCACAACGAATCGGAAGTGATGCTTGCATTAGGCCGTCTGGAAGGAAAGATGGACGCAATCCTCCAGATGCAGCGGATCCAAGAGGAGCAGCTCAAATCTCACGACGTTCGCCTTCGAGAGCTTGAGCACTCAAGGTCATTCATGCTTGGTGCGGCTGCACTCGTAGGCGGTATCGTCTCGGTCGGCCTCAGCGTTCTAACTAAGGTTCTAACATGAGCAATCTCGACAAGACTCTCGGCTCCCTTCATGAAGCCCTCGCGTCTGATCTGCTTCGGCGGATTCAGGACGGCTCAGCTACTGCGGCTGACCTGTCGGTCGCCCGTCAGTTTCTGAAGGACAACGGCATTGACGCCTTGGCTCAGCACTCCGAGCCGTTGGCTAACCTCGCGAAGTCCTTGCCGTTCGACCTTGAGGCAGACGCTGCTTGACACAAGTAGACCCCCGTCTTCACGACTTCAGGAACTTCTTGTTCCTCGTTTGGGATCATCTCAGGCTCCCAGACCCGACGCCGATCCAATACGACATTGCCGAGTTCGTCCAGAACGGGCCGAAGCGTCGAATCATTGAGGCGTTCCGTGGTGTTGGCAAGAGCTGGATCACGAGTGCCTATGTCGTCCATACGCTGCTCCTTGATCCGACGAAGAACATTCTGGTCGTCTCCGCGTCGAAGCAACGTGCAGACGACTTTTCCACGTTCACTCTGCGGTTGATCCATGAGATGCCGATGCTTCAGCATCTGCGTCCGAAGGAGACTCAGCGTAACTCGAAGATCGCGTTCGACGTTGGCCCTGCTCCGGCTAGCCACGCGCCGTCCGTCGTGTCGAAGGGAATCACGAGCCAGATCACGGGTAGCCGCGCTGACTTGATCATTGCGGACGACGTTGAGAGCTCGAACAACAGCGCGACGATCACGCTTCGGGACAAGCTTGCAGAAACAGTAAAAGAATTTGAAGCTGTGCTCAAGCCGGGTGGAGACATCATCTACCTCGGAACCCCTCAGACTGAGCAGTCGATCTACAACCTGTTGGCTGAGCGTGGGTACACGATCCGTATCTGGCCCGCCCGCTACCCCGATTCCAAGCGTCGGGCGACTTACGGTAGCCGACTTGCGCCGCTGATCGCCTCCGGGCCGGATGACATGAGCCCTACGGAGCCGCTCCGGTTTGACGAGTTTGGCCTGAAGGAGCGTGAGCTCGGCTACGGTCGCTCCGGATTCGACCTCCAGTTCATGTTGGACACGACCCTGAGCGACATCGACAGGTATCCCCTGAAGCTGTCCGACTTGATCGTCATGTCCTTGAACGACGAGTCTGCCCCCGAGAAGCCGATCTGGGCCGCGGATCCCCGGAATGCGGTCATGGATGCCCCGGTCGTCGGCTTCAACGGCGACAGGTACTACAGGCCGATGGCCGTTACGGGCTCTTGGATCCCTTATGCGGGCTCCGTGATGTCGATCGACCCCTCGGGCCGCGGCGCGGACGAAACGTCCTACGCGGTCGTAAAGATGCTTAATGGCTTCCTGTACGTCCTAGAGGCGGGGGGTCTGCCCGGTGGGTACGGCAAGGAGACGATGGAAGAGATCGTCCGGATTGCTAAAAAGCAGAAGATAAACTTCCTGATCGTGGAGTCAAACTTCGGTGACGGCATGTTCCAAGAACTGCTGAAACCTTACTTGATTCGGGATTATCCCGTCACGATCGAAGAAGTTCGCCACAACATCCAGAAAGAAAAGCGGATCATCGACACCCTAGAGCCTGTGATGAACCAACACAGGCTAGTAGTCAACGAGAAGCTGATCAAGCAGGATTACGAGAGCACGAGTAGCCACAGCTCCGAGAAGCGGCTCCAGTACCAACTGTTCTACCAGATGAGCCGGATCACCCGTGGTCGCGGCTCTCTAGCCCACGATGACCGCCTAGACGCCCTGTCGATGGCTGTCGGCTACTGGACGCAGCAGATGGCGCAGGATGCCGACAAGCGGATGCGGATCCGTAAGGATGAAGTCCTGAACCGTGAACTGGAGAAGTTCATGGAGTCCGCGATCGGACGAAAGGACAAAGGTGGTGACTCATGGATCCGGCTGAACGTGTAGACATCGATGACCTGTACGTCGAATTGACCGTGCTTTCCTACGCTGCGGTCAAGAAATACGAGGACTTCCTGAGGGGGTCAAAGGGCTCCAGTATCAAGCTAGCGCGGGCTATGCGGGAGCTTCGGGACTTCCTGCCGAAGGGCATCGACATCCATATCGATGACCATATGGACGCATAAGCGTCCGGGGACTCATCCAGACTCAGAAAAGAAAGATCTGGATCCCTCCCTACCCTAGTGCGGTTCGCCGCTGAGCAGCTTCGGCTGTTCATGGGGGGTAGGGGGGGATCTATCCAGATCTAGAAAAGGAATATCATGCCAAAGAAGACTTCAGGCCCATGCAAGGGCAAGGCTTTGAACAAGCCTTGGAAGACTCCGGGGGAGTCGAAGAAGTCCGCGGTATGCGTCTCTTCGGGAGACGGAGTGAAGATCGTCCGCTTCGGTGACCCGAACATGAAGATCAAGAAGCACATCCCCGGACGAAGAGCTAACTTCCGAGCTCGGCATAACTGCGACAACCCCGGCCCGAAGACCGGAGCACGATACTGGTCGTGCAGGGCTTGGTAAAAAACTGAATCAAGAAGGGAAAACAGTAAAATGTGTTCTGCTTTTTATCGAAGAAATCAAGAAGCAAGGCAGCAAGGACAAATGCACCGCACTTCGTGGTATTCTTCGTCTCGCGGGAACAGGAACATTCTAAATTCCGCGCTTGCAAGACGGGGGGCTGAACACCGGGTCCGCATCCCCAAGAAGACCGCCAATGCCTGACCGCGATTACAAGGAAGAGTACCGAAAGTACCACGGTACGAAGAAGTACAAGCTTGACCGTGCTGCTCGAAACAAGGTTCGTCGTAAGGCGATCCGCGACGGCAAGGTCAAGAAGGGGTCGAACATGGACATCGACCACAAAGACGGCAATCCGAGGAACAATGCCCTGAGTAACCTTCGGATCGTGCATCGTTCAGTCAACAGGGCTAAACACTAAGGAAAGACATGGCAAAGGGACTCCCGCAAGGCGACGAAGACGGCAACCCGACTCCTTCTCCGGTTCCCGTGACTACTGCGATGAAGACTTCTGCGGCTCAGGCGAAGATGCGCGGAATTCGGGCAAAGACGAGCTCTGCCGCTCGTAGTCCGAAGCCGCTCATGAACCCTTCCGCACTTAAGATCTCCCGCAAGAAGCGGAAGTCTTCCTGAATAGGAGACGAACATGAA